ATCATGCTTACGCATACGGCCGCTGATGTATCCTGTTATAACAGGACCGGCTTGCATTTCTACTTTAAAAACAGCATTAGGTAGTACATCAACTACCTTGCCGTCCATCTTAATACCCTCTTCTTTTGCCATTTAAAATCGCAACTCCTTTGCTTTTAACTTGATCCACATAAATTCCTTTATTAGCTTTTCATTTTTAGTAACGTATCCATACATTTTTCCTGGATAGGCTATTCTATCTTTAACAATCTGAACACCACCACGAGGGCCTTGACACCATACCCTATCACTGTTGTATGATAATCTACTTTGCCCGCCGTACCATGCACCCATATAACCCGAGGATGAATACACACCGGCTTCCCAAAAATTGATACCATCATTACGATTGTTTGATAGTTCAAAATAATAAGTGCATCTACTATTAGGTTTAGCCACGGCGCATCCTTGAAATTTCTACTGCTTGCTCATCGCTAAACACAGGCACAGCATTTGATTTGTGCATAGTAGCGATACCGATAATTTTGTCACCAGTGTACACTTTGTGAACAGCGGCAGTAGAACCGCCGGGTGTGCTTAGACTGTTGATTTTTTGTGTCTCACGACCGGGAGGTGCAGACAATTTATATGTAAGTGTAGGAGCCTTAAGTGCCTTAGCACGTTTCTTTTCTTCGGCTTCAATGCCTTGACGTTTTAACAACTCTGACCATGATTGTTCTAAATCACGGGCACGTTTAGCTTCCTCAGCATTGCGAAACTTTACTTTACCCTTGCGTTTGCCGCCAAGACTGAGCCAAGGGCCCTCAAGATGCATAGTCATAATATGTAGGTCATAGTGTTGAACATGTACATATTATATAGTAAAGGGTAATTACTGTCAAGTACTACTTTTTTAGTATATCCCACATCTTTTCTTTCTCTATGATTTCGGCTTCGAGTTCCATGTATTGTTTGCGTAGTTCTCGCAAGTTGTCCCATTTCTTTTCTAGTTCTATATTTGGGTGTAGTATGGCTAATCGTTCTTCAATGGCTAACAGTGACTCTTTGATTGACTTACCTTTAATGGCAACATCCCCTTCAAAAGTAACATCACCCTCAAATTCAGCATTACCTTTAACGTGTAATGTTGCCCCTTTAAGATTGGGATCGGTTGCAATGGTGTAACCAGCACTACCATTGCTCATAGTACTACCCCAGTTTATTCCATTAGTATTTGGCCAAGTAACTGTATTAGGTGTGACAGTTAGTGGGGTTAGTACAGGGTTTGTTCCGGGTATACCGGTACTAGTGTAAACGTAAGACATATTATGATTTCTTTAGAATATATTCACCTGTATTCTCATCTACTGTAATTTCAATAGTATCAGTTTCGGTCCATCCGAGACGTTTGAGTAATATAGGTGGAATGGGTACTAGTAAATCACCGTTGTCATCCTCATGTACAGTGACAACATGTTTTTGTAGTGATTTCTTTTTATCGGTCATCAAATATTTAGCAGTTTAGGTACGGCTCATAGATTTTGTTCAACTGCATTATGGTATGTTCAGTTGTTGCATCACTGTGCTTAACTGCAATGCCACCAGCCTCTGACCAACTATTTAAGTAATAATTGAAGTCATCTACTAACACATTGGGTTTACCGTCTATAGTTGCATATTGGAACTTACGTTTAGTAAAGATAGCATTTTGACTGGTTCCGGGATTAAACTCATCTAACCAGTCACGTTTTGCTCTAACACTTGCATTACCCTCATTGCGTAATGGAGCACTTAATACAGTAAATGGTATCTTGTTATCATGTAACCATTTAACAATAACTTGTCCACCGGGTAGTGGCTTCAATACACGAAATAATTCATATGCAACCTCTGGGCCCTGTAAACTTAATTTGGTAAAAACTTCATCGGGATTAGGTATATCATCCCAATGTTTGACCCCGCATCTAGTTGCTACTTCAGTAAATAAGTCTGCTTGGACACCGTCCATGTCTAGGTATAAATGTGGCATGTTTAATTTCATAACATAATAGTATCATATTTTGCATACGCCAGTCAAATGTTTTGGGCAAAATAATAAATACTACTATAATAACTATAACTTAGGGAGTTCAACATGGCAGAAGAAAAGAAACCGCTATCACGTAGCGAAAGAGAAGCATTAATCAAGGATAAAGCAGGATGGGTTATTGTCGTATTTGCGGCACTACTTGCTATCAATACCTACATGGGTGGTAGCAATAGTAGCAAGATACTAAACAATACAATTGATGCTAATAATACTTGGTCATTCTATCAAGCAAAAAGTATTAAACAAACATTGACTGAAATGCGATATGATGATGCATTGGCTGTTAAGAATACAGTACGTGCAACTGAACTAAAAGCAAAAATTGACCGTTATGAATCTGATCCTGCAACAGGTGAGGGTAAAAAAGAGTTAATGGCCAAAGCACGTAAATTAGAAGATGACCGTGCCGTCGCAAAACAACGCAGTCCGTGGTACACATTTGCAGGCAGTTTATTTCAAATTGCTATGGTATTATTGGCAGCAAGTATATTAGCAGTTAATAATTCATTGTATAAAGCAAGTCTTTGGGTAGGCGGTGTAGCAATCATACTAATGAGCCAAGCAATTTGGCTTTGGTTACCTATCTAATTTGATACGGCTATGCCGTATCGTTTAAGGACCCAATATGGATCCGTTTACCCTTTTTGCACTAGCTAATGGCGCAGTTCAAGCCGTCAAGAAGGGCTGCCAACTTTATAAAGACATTAAAGGTGCGGCGGGTGAAGTAAAGGGTGTACTTAAAGATTTAGATGACCAATTTCATAAAAAGTATGAGGGCAAGCCTGTTCCCGAAGCCGCAGTTAAACAATTAGCAGAAGAAAAAACCCGCGTAAAAGAACTAAACAAACGTAGTGAAGAAACTACTAATATCTATGCTGAGATTGGTGACTATCTTGGTCAATATTATGACAACTACTTCAAATGTATTGCGGTGCTTGAAGAGGAAGAAAAGCGTAGTGCTACTGAAGTATATAGTGGTGGTGATAGTCTAGCTAAACGTGCATTGAAACGTGTTCTAATGAAAAAACAATTAGAACAAATGGGTACTGAATTACGTGAACTAATGATATATCAAAGCCCGCCTGAACTGGGTGCATTGTTTACTGATGTTGAAGCCATGACCAAAGTAATGGGTGCTCAACAAAAGATTCTTGTTGCAAAACAAATGCAGGCAGAAGCTGCCAAGGCTAAAAGACGCAAAGATAGAATGGCCAAGTATCAATTTGAATTTGCATTCGGTGTTAGTATTCTTATATTGATGTTATTTATGGGTGGATTCTTTATGTGGGTAGCATACGATGCACAACAGCGTTGGGGTGGTGTTACCGGTACAAGATATAGAGACACCTTAGAAAAAGTTAGAAAACAAGAATGGTATGAACATCAAAAGAAATTACAAGAATATGAACTTTTCTTAAAACAAAAACAAGAAAATGAATCCAGTAACTAAAACACTGTTTATTGTATTAGGATCCATACTTGGTATATTTTTAGTTCCTGTAATACTAATAGTATTTCACGATTACATTTATGCCTTCATTGCAATAACTTCTATTGTTGCTTGTTTTTGGTTATTTGGTTACTATACCTATCAAGAGTTTTATCCAGAAATACAAAAAAGGTATTTAGAGGAAGAACAAATCTTTCATCAGTTCCATGGTGATAAAGATAAGATACGTTATTATAAGGGATTTAGAAAACACTTTGACGGGGAGTTAGATTTAGAACAATTAGAGAAATGGTTTGAACGTCATCCGCATAAAGATTAATGATGACGGGTATAAAAATATACACCGGTCAGCGTGAGTACAGCCATAACAGTAAAAAATAATATAGCTATAGCAATAGCTAGCCAATAGTTTTCTACACCTTCAAGGTAAATACGTAATTCGTCTAATATAGATTCTTTAGCCATACTAATATTTAGAATAAATACTACTGTAGATATAGTACTATACAAACGGAGAAACTATGCCCAAAACAATTAAATCAATGCTTGATAGAATTAAGAATTTAAGTGAATTTGAGATAACAACTGACTTACCTGACGGATTTGCATTTAACGGAGCAGTTCCGTTTGATACTAAAATCAAAGGGGATAAAGCAACCTTTACATTATTAGCATTAAACGCAAAAGAGGCAGCTGAAAAGGTAAATCAATATTTAAGCGAGAACACAGAATATTAACATTTGCCCCGTAAGGGGCTTTTTTATATGCGATATATAATCATATTATCATTGATATTCATCCCGGCATTCACACTTAGTGATATGAGTGAATGTGCCAGAAAAAATACACAGGATGACAAAAATTATTGCATGGCTAAGTATGCAGGCAGTGCAACTTTTTGTGATAAAATTAAAAACTATGAACTTAGAACTCAATGTATGAGAATGGTAGTCGCAAAACAAAGAGAAGTACAATACAGTACAATAAGACCGAAAGAAGAAAAAAAAGGAGAATAGCATGAGTTGGTTTAAACGTAGCCCACCCAAACACCCACCATATAGAACACCTAGTGCCCCGCATAGAACTAGTCCTACTACAGAAAAAATGATGGATGAAGCAAAAAAAACTCGTCCTAAGGACATTTTGCAACGCAAATCAAACTAAATACTAGTTTAAAGGAACCACTATGAAAAAGTTATTAACAGTGGCGTTCCTATTCTGCCTAACTAGCTCTATAGCAAACGCCCAGGAAGTGATAGAATTGACCAAGGGAATGAAATGTTCCAATGCTGAATTTTTAATGAATTACTTTGTAACAGAGCATAAAGAAACACCAATCTGGGTTGGAAAGACCGGGTTTAATACAAATATTACATTACTAGTAAACAAAGAAAAACGCAGTTGGACTATGATAGAGTATGATGCTAGAATAGCATGTGTGATAGGTACTGGTGAAACAAGCAGTGACCCAAATTTAAGTGTAAGACTCAACACATATTGATTCACAGTCTCTAGTAAATATTGTTATAGTGCTCCTATAACAATAAAAAGAAGGGACTATGATGAAAAAATTCAATAATTTCTTATTGGGTGTTGCTGCCGTAGTTACTGTGGTATCACCGCTTGTCCCAAAGAATTTATATATAAACATAAATTCAGAACCAACTCATAAGATAGAAAAAACAAAACTAGTAAATAGTCAATGTGATTTAGCCTATACCTCGGTTACAGATAACGGAATACAAGTATGTGAGTACCACTGTAGAGAGGGTAATAAGGCAACAATATATAAAACATTTCGTAGCAATGCAGTTAGTTGCTCAGATACTACAACAGAAAGGGTGCAACAAAGTAAAAAATGAAAGATATTATTAAATCAATTAAAGAGTTATTGCTTCACCCTACATTTCATTCTCTAGTAGTGGCAGTAACTGCAATATACTTGATGTTTGGTGTATTAAATGCTGGATTTATTTTAGTTCAAGTACTATATAGTATAGGATCATTTTTTGCAGAAAATAATAACCTCACTGTTTTCTAATAGGGATGTAATCCATATATGGCTGAGGGGAATAATCTTTCGTTAATCGGGTGATACTCTCGCCATACTTTAATTCAATATAGGTAATTAACCCTTCGTCTGTGTAGCTATTAACACCTATCTCTAAATGTTTTGACCAACGCAATTTGAAATGTATCTTTTTCTTAAGCGCAATGTCAGTTAAGATATCATCAAAGTTATTTGATTCACGGTAAAAAGTAAAGTGTCTCATTTTTGCCAAAGTATAAAGTTAATGTAGTCTGTCTCTGATTCAAAGTAAAATGTATATTTTCCGGGATGAAACCCTGCCATGTCTTTTATATCATATCCCCAATCAGCAATACACTGGCTTTGACACCAATGCATAACTGGTGCAAGCTGACCAAACTTAATGTCTATTTCAGTTCTGTACTGTGTGTTGGGTGACATTGACTCCACTCTTGTTTAAGAAATTTATACCATCATCGCTACGATAAGTGTTACGGTATAAAACGTTGTTAATACCACTTTGGTAGATAAGTTTGGCACAGTCCAAACATGGAGCATGGGTAATAAACAAAGTAGCACCCACACCAGATTCGTTAGACTTAGCAAGTTTCGCAATCGCATTTGTTTCAGCATGTAGTACCTCCGGTTTAGTTTTAAGACAATAACGTCTGTTTATTTCAAAACTCCCATAACTGTTTGTAATTACTTGAATTTCTTCAAACGGCCATCGTTCTTCAATTTCTTCAGGATCTAACCAACCTCCTGCGTCTACGCTCATATAATCTTTATCTTCACAGTCGTTATCCCAACCACTGGGCATACCATTATATCCAATGCTGATGATTCTGTCATCTTTAACAATGATAGCACCAACGTGTAATCGTCTAGCATGGCTTAGCTGACTTGTTCGTTCAGCAACATCCATGAAGTAATCAATAAATTTTTGTTTCATTAGTCCCACAAATTTCTAAAGTATTTACCAAACAGGTCAAGACCTTCTTGTATACGTTCATTGTGTAGCTTATGACCTTCAATGTCATACCAGCAGTCAGGATTTTTATTAATCATTTGAAATGTTGGTTCTATTTTACCTGTAACAGGATTAGGATATGTTTTATCAGACTCAACAAACTCATAATCACCTTTGCCATGATGATATTTCTCATCATAGTCACCGCTTACTAATTGCTGAAAGCTCCAAATCATTTTGTCAAGTATTTCATCCCAACGCTCTGATGCAATTTCCCAAGATTCTTTGTGTGTTTCTTTATAAAAATCAAAACTTTCTTGGTCTATATAATCTTCGCCACCAACGTTCTCAACCAACTCACTGGGCACTCCGTGCTTTGAATCACGTAATTGAACAAGCATGGGATAGATAATCATAGCCAATGTTCCATCAGCATTCCAAGTATCCCAAGGATCTATTTGGATATCAACCTTACGATTATCAGATGTTTTAGGCCAGTTGCCTATTTTTGCTTTCATGCTATTTTATCAGATACTTTGCCGTCAACAAAATAAACAGAGGTATTATTGTATTCTAACATACCCAACGCTTTACTCTTTCTTTCATTAAAGAGTTTTGCTAGGTCTTCTAATGTAGAACCTTGGCAAATAAATTCTTGTGCATCGCTATCATACAAGAATTTGACACCTTGATGTTCTTCTACTTCTAGTTTAAAAACTTCAAGACTGGGTAATCTTTCAAGGGTATCACCAATATGTTCTTTTACTAAAATATCAACAATTTTAAAGGTTTGATAAATTTTACCAATATAGAAACCAATAATAAACAATCCAATACCAATGAACCAATCCATAATTATCCCCTGTTAAATTATTTATTAATTTTCAAGTCAGACCAGATTTTAAGCTTTTCAAATTTGTTTCGTTTGGCTTGCATTAGTCCATCAGTTGTTACCCCGATATCTAAATCAGTAAGCAATTCAACCATAGCAAGCAAATCACCAATTTCCTCTTCAAGCATATTGAGATTAGTTCGTTCTTTACCTGGTTTCATTTGATCGGGACCAAAGCGAAAACATTTACTAACTGCTTGAGTTACTTCTGCACATTCCTCTTGTAGTATCAACAATACTTCACGTGTATCTTCATTCATTTTTTGTTCCATTCTAAACTATTCAATTCTTTTACAACATCTTCAAGTGATTCACTAACTTCCCAAGTCCCATGCGGTGGACAGAAAATATAAGTAACATGTCCAATAATACCATCATCTTGTTTAACTGTTGTTTGATGTACAGTTGCAATCAAACTTGTATTAATTGCAATCTTATTTCCTTTATGTGCCTCTGCGGCGTTTGATAGTGTGATATACATTTATACTTTCTTTTTGTTTAAATATTCATCGTGCTTAATCCATTTAGTTTTTGATAAGAATCCCCACTCACGTTGTTGAGGTCCCATAAAAAACAATGTAGTAGCATAGCCAATCATACAATCAAGTTCAAGCCAATGATAGTCATTTGCTTTGCGAATGATTATACTGCCTGGGCCACGCCATACTTGTTTCTCTGCAAACTTGTTGCCCTTAGCATCAAAGACAGGAGTATGTTCCCAATAGCCACCGTCTAACACAATAGTCATATAGGGCCAAGGATGGTCGTGAAAGATTGGATCATCGCTTTTTACAATCTTATGCAACGTAACATTAAAGGGAAACCATTTACGATCCTTTAAAAACAAATAGTAGCGATGCATATAATCTTGACCAGTCTTGCGGTCTGGGATTAAACGATAACGACCTAGCTTATTCATAACATCGTGAAACATACTCATCTGAGTTCTCCTTTTGTGTATTATAGCACAAAACTTAATTTACCGCAAATGAAAAAAGGGTGTTAAACACCCTTTTTCATAAAATCTACAATACTAAGATTATAGACCCAATGCCAATGCACGATAGCCTGCGGCTACGATTTTACGACTAGGATTACCTAAACGGTACTTGGTGCTAACACGACCTTTAGTATCGGTGTGTTGATTTGCATAGATAGCAAATCCACCACGCAAACGCAAATCACTTACGGTTGCTGTTGGGTTCTTAACACCAAAACGTGACTTGATTTGTGCCGCTGTTAGTTTCTCACCTGCTTTAAACGCTTCAATAAGGCGTTCTTGTTTTGTTACTTGCTTAATCATAATTTTCCTTCTTTAAAAAATCGTTGTTCTCACAACGTACAAAGATTATAACAATTTTTTGTTGTTATTACAATACATTCTGGGTACATAGGTACCCAGAATGGTTGTTCATATTTCCAAATACTTCAATGTAAAGATATCAGCATTTTCGTCCCAACCAGCATAGCCTCGTGGATTACATACAATGCGTGTCTCACCTAACATATAGTCAAATGGGTCATGTGTGTGACCATGCGTCCATAGTTTAATTTGAGGATGATCTAGTATGAATTCACTCAAATCACTATGATAACCACCATTCATAAGGTCCTGACCTTTGTACTTCTCATGGATGCTCATGTGACTAGGGCTGTGATGGCCAACGATAACACACTTTTCATCTTTTCTATCAGATAAAACCTGTTTGAGGTAACTCATTGTTTGGTGATGCCGACTAGCAGTATGAGCAGGACGCAACTTAGTATATCCAAGCGAATCATTACGAATAACACGATAGTCATTCATCATATCAGCTAATGCATGAAGTGTCAATGGATCACCCTTGTTACAGTCTGTCCACAATGTTGCACCAATGAAATATATATCATTGATAACTTTAATATCATTCTCAAGGAAGTATATGTTTGAATATCTTGCACACTCGTCACGCAAATGTTGTAGACTAGCTACCCACTTGCCGTGATAGAATTCGTGATTACCTGCAATGTAAATTACATGCGGAAATTGAAAACTACAACGACTTAAAAAGTCACGGAATCGTAATGCAGTCTCTTGTCTACGACCCAAGTTCGGAATCTTGACTGGGTCATTGGGATGCACAGGTGGATGGTCATGTAAATCTTCCGCAGTCATAATGTCACCTGACAGGATAAGGAGTTCTGCACCTTCCTCATTCTTGAGGTTGATGTCCATAAACTCTAAATGCAAATCACTACATACTGCTATCTTCATTATCCAAACATCCATTCAGCAAGTTTCATACCTGCAGCCAAACAAAATATCATAAAGGGAAATCCTACTAGTGCAATACATATTAGTAGCACCTCAAACTTTACCCAGCTATTCCTTTGCAAACTGAATTTGCTCATACCAACTCCGTAATATGTTTACAACTACCACGATACATGTATCCAGGACACGTACATGTTTTATCTTCCGTATCAATACTATATATATTGCCTTTGCTACCTGTGACTTTAATCACAGTAGATTTTTCTTTTATCTTTTTGAAAGGGTTGACTTTTAGTGACTGGAATTTGCGACCACGCTTGTCAATAGTGATCGGGTTCTTGAAATAGAATGGTACAGTGTCGCCTACTTTGATGTATGCAATCATTTTAGATCCATCTAGTAGATAGGTGTGATTAGCATTGTTGCTATCGTTCCAGATTGTAGTCTCGACCACTGCTTCCATATGATACCCTTTTATAAATCAATACAAGTATTATATACCCGTATTGAATTATTGTCAACCACGCTTTGTAACTATTTCGTCTACAAGACCATAATCAAGTGCTTGTTGGGCACTCATAAAATTGTCTCGTTCCATGTCGGCTTGTAGTACATCAAAAGTTTTACCTTTACTATTGTGCTTAACATAGATATCGGTTAGGTTCTTTTTCATAGCCATAATTTCATTGACTTGAATTAGCATGTCGGTTGCTTGACCTCTTGCACCACCTGAGGGCTGATGAATCATATGGCGTGCGTTTGGTAGCATAAAACGTTTACCAGGTGCACCTGCTTGCGCTAACAAACTTCCCATAGAACATGCTTGACCCATGACGATAGTATGGATATCGGGCTTGACAAATTGCATAGCATCATAGATAGCCATACCTGCTGTTACGCTACCACCGGGAGAATTGATATACATACTGATATCTTTCTCGCCCTCTGATTCTAAAAATAGTAATTGGGCAACGATAAGATTTGCCATTTGGTCATGTACTTCACCCTCAAGTAAAATTACACGGTCACGCAATAGGCGACTGTAAATGTCATAACTACGTTCACCTTTGCTTGTTTGTTCAATGACGATTGGTACTAGACTCATAAACTTCCTTTAAAATGTTTTACAAGTATAACACTTTATAAAACAAATTAAAAGAGTTTTGGTTAAGGAATTTTGAATGCCAACCCACTACTTACTGGCGCTCTTGTTGCCATGTAGTTGGTGTCAGCGTTGAGTTCGATTTTACCATCGAATATGGGAGGATAAATGACCGTAAACTGAGAGAAGGCTGCCCCTCCCATAGTATCATCACCTGATGGTTTGGATGTTGTCATACCAGTTTTTACTTGAATCATATTACTACGTTCAAGTACTGCTTTGAAAAATTGGTCTATTTTAATTGTTGTATCACTGTTAACATGATTAGCTACTTTTTTGGCTAGTGCTGCCAATAAATGCCAACCACAACTATAACCAGGGTCGTTGTAATTTTTAGCACCCTTAATTTTTATTAAATTATGTAGATTTTTCGTAATGACTTTTTTCTGTAAAGCTACGTCAGGATGTACACCCTTCCCTCGTTTAATCATGTCAAGAATCATTTCTGCTTCTTGTCTATTAATGAATCCAAATTCAAACTCTGCCAAATACAAAGGACCGTTAATACCCATATTACCTTGAACCGATACTTGTTGTTTGAAGGTACTGTGTTTCTTGTTATTATCGGTGCGTGTTTTTGGAATAACTGCCCCTGTTTTAGGATTCTCCTGTCTTTCAAAATCTGCCTTTCCACTATGCCAATATATGGGCGGGGGTTTAGCAATGATTTTTATTAGCCTGTACGCTTTAGTGAATTTTTTAGTAACTTCAGCATAACGCTCTGGATTCATTGCAATATCATCTACGATACCTGCAACACTAGCGGCTGCACCACCTTTTTTATCTTTACTACTGATATTAATTTTGATTTCATCTGTCACATAGATAAAACTATCATACAAGTTAAAGTTACCTTCATCAGGGTACTCAACTTTTGACAAATCACGCCATGTTAAATTATAAGGTGCAAGTAGTGCTTTTTCTGCCAATGCATAACCAGAACCAACTGCTAAATTACCAGTAATCAATGATACAGGAGCAGCAACTTCTCCAAAGTCTACTTCTAAACTTCCTATGTAATCTGCTAAACCTGGAATAGGAGTTTTGTCACCTTTGGCAATATGGTCAATTAATTGTGAAAGTCCGTTACGTAAATTTTCATCTAAGTCTTGTCTATTTGCAACAATCTGTGCCACTGATTGTGCAATAGTATTTACATCTAATGGTTGATTCGTGGGTATTGTTCTATTTGGCTTTAAATTTAATGTAGCACGTTGAGCTACTTTAGTTTTTGCACCATAACCGGATACTTTGCTAAAATCCTTATTAGCCCACATGATCGGTGCAGGTTTTCCTTCTTCTGCTTTACTTTTAACTAATTTTATATAAGCAACGTGTTTTTCATTTGCATTATCATACCAAACTGTGACAAGTGCGGCACCTGGATTTTTTGTTACGCCACTTACATGAATATCTTCGGGCGCAACATTAACATCTGCTAGATATTGCATGTAATCTTGTTCTAATTCTTCGGAACTCAAATATGGTGGTTGATTATTATCAGGAAATAATTGAGTTCCTAATAACTGTATTTCTTGGTTGTCTTTATTGGCAAATTGTATATTGGCGCCCATTTCTACTTCTTGGCCACGTCTATAAATTCCGCCCTGGGATTCTTGTAAAAATTCAAATGCTCTCATAGTAATGTATTTATCTTTTTTATGCTTTAAATAAATCTTGTTTGTCAAACCATTGTCTGGCAGAATAGCTTACTTTTAAAGAGATATTGTGTCTGTATAGACTTAACTGGTATCTATAAAAACTAGGACCATGACTCATAACTCTAGTCTTACGTCCGTGACTGTAAATGTCCCATTGATATTGATGACTCATTTCATGTGCTAACATAGTAACCATCCATTGTATACAGTACCATTTATCGCTTAACTTGATTCTACAGTAAGTCCCGTTGTTATAGGGCTTTTCTTCCCCATAACACATACCCCAGTATTCACGGCACTTGCCCAACTTAATGTTGGGCCTAATTAATACATTATTGAAAACTTGCTCATTTAGCAAATCATAGACATGTTCTACATCCTGTAAGTCTGGTCTAAATAGTAGTCTTTTTTGCGCGGTACGGGTGGGTAAGGGTGTATCCATTAATTCTCGCAATGATAAGGACTTGAACATAATTGTATTTATAAAAAATACGCTTGGAAACCTATCATCATAAATATTATTGTAAGGAGAATTTACTATGGAAATTATTGTAATTATTGCTGTTGTATTAATTGCTTATGCAATCTATACACAGTACACTAAACCTACTGAATCAACAGAACCTACTAAGGTGGATGAAGTTGCTAAGGAAGTTGTTGCTGAGGTTAAAACCGAAGTTAAAGCAGAAGTAGCCGCTGTAAAAGAAGTTGCTAAAAAGACTACCGCCCGTGTTAAAAAAGCATTGGACGTTAATCAAGATGGCAAAGTTGATGCTAAAGACGCAGTTGCTGCCGTTAAAAAAGTAGCCGCTAAAACTGCAAAGCCTAAGGCTGTTAAAAAATAATATGTAAAAACATATTTGGGATAGGGCGAAAGCCCTATTACCATTTAAATACTATATGAATTTAAGTTTTGATGTTATTAGCGATTTAAATCTGACTGCTGAAGATGACTTCAATTGGTCGGATAAAGTTACCGGACTATTCTGTCTCGTACCCGGAAATATAAGTAGTGATTATACGGTTGTGCAAAGGACACTAAGCTACCTTTCTAAGCTTTATAAAGGTGTGTTCTATATTGACGGTGAATTAGAACACGCGGATGACTATAAAAATAAATCTGATAATGTAGACTTGTTGACGCAAATTTGTAGTGCTATTCCTAATGTAGTTTATCTACATAGTAGTGTTACAGTTATGAATGGTGTAGCAGTTATCGGTGTTAATGGTTGGTACAAATCACACAAAGATTTAGGTTTATTAGAAAGCGGATACATCAGTTCCTATATGTATGATGACCTAGCATATTTGAATAACACTATAAAAAAACTTCAATTGCACATGGAAGTCAAAGATATTATTGTTATGAGCAGTTCTATCCCAGACAAACAATTATATTACGGTAATGACAAAAATGAACTTGAAGAATTATGTCTTACAACCTGTGTAGTAGCAGACACAGAAAAGAAAATTAAACACTGGGCTTACGGTACTTATGAAATGGCGAATGCCAACTTAAGTGGCATTCAGTTTATTTCAAATCCTCGTAACGGTAAAGATCCGTATTATGCTAAGTGCATAAATCTACAGTTTTAACCCTCAGGTTCAATTTTAACTTGTAACGGATATCCTGCACTACGTGCTGATACGGTCACCTCAATACCCTTTTGTTCTGCAATCTCATAGGGCATTACTGCTACTACAGCACTTCCTGCTTCGTGTATATTTTGTGTAATATTATGAGCAGTATCAATTGTATAATTAAAAAAATCAACCAATGTCTCTATGACAAAATCAGCCGTAGTTGTTTCATCGTTCATGTAAATTACTCTAAACATGGGAGGCTCTGCAATAGTTAAGTCGGGTTTAATAGTAACTTTAATTTCTGATTGTGACATTGTTTTACCTTGTTATTGTTCTAGTGTGCGAAAGCCGCACACTAGTATTTATGATGATATCACTTTATATAAGTGATAGCAATTGATTTGGGCTTTTGGTCTTCGGGTACTTTACGTTCTAAATCTAAAACTAAAATACCATCACGCATAATAGCCCCAATAATCTCTACATGTTCGGCTAATGTCCAATTGCGAACAAAATCACGGGCACTGATACCACGATGTAGATATTCTACATTATTTGGTACAGGGTCTTTTTGTGATCCTGAAATCGTAAGTATGTTCTTTTCAACTGTTACATCAACTTCACCTTGTTTAAAACCCGCAACTGCAACTTCAATGGTGAAATGGTCTTCATCAATTTTAATTACATTATATGGGGGATAATTAGTTTGTTGTTGAGCGGTTGCTCTAAGTAACTCATCAATAACAGATTCAAATCCTATTCCGAATTTGTTAATTGTTGGTATGTCGAAGGAACGTAATGTTAAAGTGTTTGTCATGTTTTTCTCCTTAAATAAGCGATATGACTAGTTAAATAGACCCGAGAATCGGCATCTACAACTCTATTTATTATATCTTATTTGCGTAAAGAAATAAACTATTTAGGTTAGAATAATTTTTTGGGAAGTAGTTGTTCTTGCAACTTCTTTTTCCAACGGCGTTTAGCTTGACTTTTAGCTAACTTTCTTTTGATGGTGGGTTTGATAAATTCTTGACGGTCACGAACCTCTTGAAGAAGTCCGGAGTCAGCCACTTTCTTCTTAAATTTACGAAGGGCTTTCTCTACTTGATTATCATGTACTATTACTTTTTTTCCTGTCATTTGTAAATATTTTCGGGTTTAACACCTGCTCTCTATTTATATTTAGCTTTTTGGTATCATTTTCCTTGTATCTACGAACATGGAACATATGCGGCATCAATACACGCTCAATTTCAGTATGCAATCCACGTGCCCCGGTCTTTAATTCTACTGTATTTTCAGCAATTTGCTCTAGTGCATCTTCCGAGAATTCTAGGTCAATATCGTCTAATTTGAACAAATACTTATACTGTGCAGTATAGTTGTTTTTAACGTCAGTAAGTACTTGGATCAACTGTTCTTTGTTCAAATTGCTAATACTAACTGATGTGGTGAACCGACCGATAAACTCAGGAATCATACCAAACTTAGTTAAGTCATCAGGCATGACTTTGCTTAAATCACCTTCAAGTTTAGTGTCTTTGATATTAGCACTAAAGCCAATACTGGTTCCACTAAGTCTATTGCTGATAATATCTTTCAATCCTACAAAAGCACCACCTGCAATGAATAGGATATTCTTTGTATCAATCTCGGTCATATCATTGCCGGGATGCTTGCGACCACCACCTGAGGACACTCTGCAAACAGTGCCTTCTACCAGCTTAAGCAATGCTTGTTGTACACCTTCACCTGATACGTCACGTGTAATGCTAGTACTTTCGCCTTTACGTGCAATTTTATCAATCTCATCAATAAAGATAATACCCTTTTCGGCTTTCTTGATATCACCGCCGGCGGCATTGACTAACATGTTAATCATTGATTCAACATCATCACCTACGTAACCGGCTTCTGTTAAGCTTGTTGCGTCTGCTACTACAAAAGGAACTTTAAGATACTGTGCTACTGTTTTAGCAAGCAATGTTTTACCTGAACCAGTTGGTCCAATAATCAATACATTACCCTTTTGTATCTCTAAGTCTTTTGGTGGATGCGTGATTCGTTTATAGTGATTACTGATAGCTACACTTAGTACAATCTTAGCTTGCTCTTGTCCAATGACACGCTCATCTAAATATGCTTTGATAGCCTCAGGATCATAATCTATACTAGATTCTTTTTTCGTTGGGGGAGTTTTAGGGTCCTCTAAAATCAAGTCTTGGCACAACTCAATACACTCACTGCATATTGCCGCTGATTCACTGACTATTAATTTTTCGACTAACTCTTTACTCGTCCCGCAAAAACTACAATGGTTCAGTTTGATTTCTTCTGTCATCTAGTACTTATCTTAGTACTGACACTTGCCATTAATTTTCTTGCTGTTGTCAACCAATGACACTTCTACTCGTTTCATTTGTTTAGCTGAAAACTTGCTTAATGGAATATTTGCACGATTATCCTCACCCCACATAATTGCATCTAATTCAAAACCCCAGCCATTGTTTTCGGTATAAACGGGAACTCCTGCATCGGGTAAATATATCTGTGAATAAAGTACGTTATCACTTACATCATATACATTTACACGAATTTTGAAAGCATAACCACACTCACCCATTAGTTTGTCTTTAACCAGCCTAGGTGTTTCCATATCTGAGAAAAAATAATGATGCATACTTGGGATAATGCTACGGTCGGGCACGTATTTAACATTAAATTTAGGTTCTCGGGAACAACCGCCTACCAATTGATTAGCTACCGTTACTTCACATTTTTCTTCTAACTTTGATAGTGTGTAGTTTAGAGCCTTAAGAAAATCACTATTCATGGTTATATTATATTTTACAACCATATATGTTTCACGATTATCTTTGACATATTCAATTGGATATTGCTCTAATTTATAGGCGCGTTTTACATAATCAGTAAAAAATCCATTGATAACTTTGTCACTACGACCCTTACCATCTAGGTATGTATTGACTTGTGTGCTTACTTTGTTGCCATTTAAATCTTTAGAATCTGTTGGATTGTTAAAGATATATTGATTAACCATGCTGGGTTTAACAGTAGCGGTCAATTTCACAGTACAACCTGAACCGTTCTTTTCAGTATTCAGTATGGTATAATCTTCAATAAAACCACTGCTGTGACTTAATACCTCGTCACGGGTCAGAACATCATTTTTTACTTGACGTTCTGCCATGACTGCGGTACCGAATGCTTGTTCTACTGCAATACGAAACGCAACATCTCTTGCTTTGTCACAGGTGCTATCTGCACCAGTGACATTATAAGGACCATATGTTTTGCTTGCAGGGGATGAGGCACAACCATATATCGCAATAGAACATATTGCGGCTATTGCTAGTGATTTCATTGCATTGCTTTAAGGAGTTGCTTACGTGATGTACCGCTTTCAACGTCCCAACGAATAGTAACTGCGACTTCTTGGTCACCAACCACTCGTTCATCAACTTTAACAAAGCCACTCAAAATAGCTTTAGCTGATGTTTGGATATTCTCAGTAAGAGAAACGACTGTATCATTGTGGTTTTCACGCAATGATATTTTGCTTGCTTCCTTATCGGTCAATTCAACTGTAGATTCATCTGCATTACCAGATTTAACCTTATCAGAAGCCTTTTCAATATTTTTAGCAATAGTATTTTGCACACGGTTGCTAGTAACTTCTTCATTCAAGAATCGTGCGACTTGAGCCTGTGCATTCATTTCAGCTTTGGTCAATGCAGTTTTACGATTTGATGTAGTGTTACCAAATGTAGCCGCTGTGCCGGTAGCCTCGATAGCAGACACATGACATTCGTCCTTACCAAATAAGGACCAACTGCATTTAGTCTCAATTTTAACTTTCTCGCCAACAAATGATGTAGAAAGCTTTTGATTAGCAATCGGAGTATTAGTATTCGTACCGTTGCTGGTTTTCATACTAGAACATGCAGTCAATGACAGGGCAATGACTAGTGCAGACAATTTAAGTTTCATAAAAACCTCTAAGTAGTTAAACAATAAAGATAGTATAGCACCAAAGCTATTTAATGTCAATGTTTTTTTGAGATTTTGGGTTAACCGTTATTGATATGTGTTTGGATAGCATCCATTTCCACTTCAGTTAGGATATCAGGATCAACTTCCCCGGTACTGATTTTTTCTACTAAATGCTGTACATAATTAGTATTACTTAAATAGGTATCAGAATTTTCACGACCGATATCTATCCATTTTGCTCCGTTGAATTTATAGACTCGGTGAGGCATAGAATCGGTACGCACATAAATATCACTAATAGCAGAATACTCAGGGAATGTTGTTCCAAAGTTTACTTTTTGTGTATTTGTAAAGAACTCAGGGTGTAGTTCCTTTAGGGCTTCGGTATGCATACGTTTACCTTCAAATTCAACATATTCACCTTGTAACCTTCTGAAAGATTCTTTAGTAACACCCTCGGCATCTGGAATATCATCAACTACTGGTTGTGCAACTTCTTCAACGACTGGCTCGGTAACATCAGGTAGTATTTTGAACCCTTCTCTTAGACCTTCTTCTGGATAATTCATGGGCCAACGATTCTTTATTGGCTTGGGTTCTTCTGCAATTGCAATCTCAACTTCTGTGCCATTGATGTTGTCAATTACATCACATTCCTTGTTAGGGCAGTATGGTCCGATACCAGGTGCTATTTGTAATTCAGTGTCACATTTTGGGCAACGTTCTACAATTTCTTGTACTACAATTGGGTCAACAACATAATTAAAGTCATTGGGTACATATTGCTCAGTATCTAATGGCTTATCGTCAAATCCAGGAAAAGGCCAAGCTGCCTTGGGCAGATTATCCGGAGGGGTTATGGTTTCTTCTATAGCCTCGTCAACTGGTTCTTCAACAGTTTCAGTAACTGGTTGTTCAACCATAGAACGATATTTGTTCTCACGATCCTCTTTGATCCATTCCATTTGCTTATTAGCGGCAAGAATCAAACACAGTGCTAGTGGGTCAAATACAACAACAATAAGAATAATAACCCAACGTACTGCTCGTTCTAATACATTAGAGTCTGGATTATCACCATAAATTAACGCCGCGATATACTTAATTGGCCCAACTTCTGCTTCGACTTTACGTACCTCGGCGGCAATAGGCGCACGTGCATCGTTAAGTTCCGCAATAAGCTTCTGCGACTGTGATATTTCAGCTTGAAGTCTAATACGCTCTTTCTGCTGGGTTTTTCTAAGAGCCACAGCTTTGTCGGCACCTTTTTCATCTGTTGAGCGGCCCAGTACAGAGTCCACTCCCTCATCCATTTGTTTAAGTACTTTACGGTTGGACTCAATATTCTCTTTTTGGGTTTTGATTTTTTCATCATATATTGCAACTTTGCTTTGTACGTCACCACTTACTAGAGTTTGGTCACTATGTGCTTTAGATAAAAATCCAAAGATTCCCATACTCGTTAGTAACATTAAGAATAAAATAGCTGGGATCAAATAACTTTTATAAACCCAGTTAATTCGTCTCCAGTTGTTGTGTAGCCAAACAGTGGCAACGACTTTACCTAATTCAAGTGTCGCACCCATAATGATAACAGGTATCACAGCCGCCGCAAAGATTGCGGTTAAGCCTGCGATTGAGTAATAAGCGGCAACCACACTAAGCATTAGTGCAGTTAAAAACATTGTAAATGCGAATATCATAACTATATATTTATCTTAGGGTTGTTTGGGAATTTCTTTTAGACCATACAAATGACCAAAATTGTCAAAGAATTCTCTAGCAGTTAATACTAGTTTTTGCGGTAATGCACCTTGGTGAGTTGACGTATATGTAACCCACTCTACGTGTTCGTCACGTGTTTTAATTTGAATGATTTTTAACTCAACACCATCACTAAAGGTATATGGTTTATTGATAAATTGGTGTAATTCTGATGGCATTAGTATACTGTTAATCGTTTAACATCCTTGTGTTTTACGATTATAACAGAACGATTTACATTGTCAATGCGAATCGGTAAATCTAAATGAATGCTGATTCTGGGTCCTTCTATTTCACTTATTAATGTGTCATTACCCACACTTCCAATAAAGGGTATTGATTTGTATTTACCAAACACTCTATCACCAATATAGTATTTTGGCTTATAGCCCTTTTTTTGAAAGTAATCAGTTTGATTTGCCATTATGTTATGATTTCTCTAATTATATCTGCCGCTAATTTTACTGTTTCTAAATCAACATTCATTTTTTGTGCAATGTCAACTACATTTAAATGTCTTTCCAATAATTCTCTAACTTGATTAATGATATCACGGCTCATGTAAACTCCTAAGGGTTACTATATATAACGCCTCGGAAGATATTTCCGTTGACAAATTCTTTAGATTTGGGTAAGATAATCATTTGGTTCTTTTTTAACTTTAACACATTGCAATTTGTATTTTAGACCGTACAAGTTTGGGTCTTTTTGTATTTCTTTTAATCTTATTACACAACTTTGTTGTGTGTTCAAAGGACCTTCGGTATATTTCTGAATTAAATCACCACCGGGACTAAACAATGACACCATTACAAAATATTTAAACATCATAGTTTAACTCCGGTTTGTGCAGTAGCAATCATTGGGCAGTCACCAGTCAATGCGGCACTGTCACCTTTAGGACAAACATCTTTAGTTCTGTCAATACCGCACTTAGGACAAACCCAACCTTGTTTTTGTTCTGCTAATTGCTTTTCCATTTGTGCAATACTTCTATCAAGCATAAAGATCGTGATTTCTTTTGGATTGATACCAAAGTGTTCTAGTATCAATTCACAACCTTGACCACGACTAATCATATCACGTAACATGGGATGTAATGCCATACAACATTCACGAATAATAGCCTCAGCAAACAGTTCTAATTGACGTTCACGTTGTTGTTTTGATACAGTATTATCTAAGAAGTCAACCGCATCTTTAGTTTCATGCAATGCATAAACAGTGGCTTCATCTAAAAGTTCTTTAATTCGTTCGTTCATCATTTACCCCAGATTGCTTCCAATACAGTATCGAGAGACACATTCAGTATCCTTGAGATTACTTCTATTTGGAATCCTTCTTTATAATACATATCCCTTATTTCATCGTTCATTCTTCAACTCCAAAATGTTGTTTAATCAGATCCGAAGCAAGGAATGGTTCTGCAATATCAGCAATATTGGCACATTCCTGAACAATCAATTCGGCGAACTTTTCAGCAAAATCATTGCTAACAACCTGATATTCTCTATCAGTTTCATCAGTTGATGGTTTATAGTTAACATTGTAACCTAGTTGTTTAGCAAGTTCTTTCATTCGTTCGTTCATCGTAACTCCTCTAATGCTCGTTTAACGTTTGTAAACATACTATCTCCTAGTTAAAAACACATTATACACGAAAAATCATTTATCGTCACGGAAACGGACAAATCGGGGGAAACGCAAACTATAAGTACCATCACGATTTTGAGTAATCACATCACACATGATTTCAGCAGTGCGCCCAATGATATGATTACTGTTAGCCCAATACTCATCTCTATCAGTGTCACTAAAACCACTACCAACATTGACAGTGATATCTTTCCCGTCATCTTGTCCGGAGCAAACCAATGCACCAAGACGTCCTGCATTTCTTCCAGTACCTTCTTCAACACCTACGACCTCCAAGTCTACAGTAATTGTGGGTTTCCACTTCATCCAGTCTGTACTACGTTTACAGATATAAGGGGCATCAACATTTTTAATCATAATGCCTTCAAATCCAGCATTTACTTGATCCTTAGCATATCGTTGTAGTTGATCCTGACCTGCCGCTGTATCCAAGTCAACCATGATATGTGGTAACAATTCAACATTAGGCATGTCATCAATGATACTACGCATATCTTCTAAAATAGTAATGCGTTTGCTCAGTTGTGCATTCCAATGACCTTCACGGAAAGCCGCTAAAGGTAGAATGTCAAAGACATTGAACACACTATCTTCTGCTTGTACATCAGTCTTGCGGCGTGCTTGACGCATAAGTTCTTGGAATGTATTACCAATCACTTCACCATCCATTACAAAGCCCAAACTTAAATTACTTGATGCGGCTTTGTGTGTAAGTTTTACAAAGTTCTCACGTATTTGATTTTCAATATGACCAAAGTTATCAAACTGTTTGCCATTGCGACTGAAACAAATAGTAACAACATTACCCTGTTCATCAGGGATAGCCATCAACAACACACGAACACCGTCAAGTTTAGGTTCAAGACGTTTGATGCCTTTCATCTCGGGGCGACCTTCGCTGTTAGTTGCTAGTTGACAACCAAAGATTGGAATCTCGTAGTCAGTACCTTTACAAATTTTGTTGATAGTTTTATCACTGATACCAGCACGTAAGTCTCTACGCAACACCGGTGCACAGAATGTATTCCATTCAACACTATCAAATCGTTCAGATATGTTTTGTACAGCATCACGTGCCGCATGACCGGTCAATTTACGTTGACTAAGTTCTACCATCAACTCGTTAAAATCATCCCAGGGATTCTCTGCGTCAACAATACCCACAGTATCAGGCACTTGACGAATACCAAATGTAACATAGGGGTTGTAACAGGCTTTAGTAAAGCCCAAGAAAATTTGACTATTGCGACTGCCTAGGACACTTGCCTCAAGCGCCTGCAAAATTACATCTTCTTTGTGAAGGCGACTATCGCTCTCGTTTAATTTATTAATCCATGACGCACTCATTCGGTATCCCTTTTTCTTGTCTGTTTTGCAAATAACTCAAGTTGCTCAATCAAATTGTGGGCACCTTCCTCGTTCATAGTAAGTGTAGTGTACCCTATTCTTAAAGTGATACGATTATCATCAGTTATACCAATGCTATAGTGCTCTTGTTCTTTTTTAGGAGGTTCAACATATGGTACCTTAGTTTCTGGAAATTGAAGTACATTGCTATGTTCACGTTTTTTAAAAAAATCAAATATCATTCTTCAATTTCCTCTTCTACTGGTTTATCAGGGATATTTTCTGTATCACCGTCTTGTGCAAACACAAACCCCATGCTTGCCATTGTTTCCATTTCAGTAGGTGTACAGTGAGCACGAAATACAAAAAGTCGGCAAGTAAGATTGTCCTTACTATAGTAAATTCTATAACTTACCCGTTCCACATTCAATGCGTTAGCAAGGTCGTCTAAAGAAAAACTTTCGGGCCAGTCATCATCTACACTATTACGTGTCTTTTCAAAATAAAAATCCTGCATTATTTTGTTACTCTAATAACAAAATAAGAAATGCCAAAAGCAATGCTAGCAAGGGCTCACCTACGAACACTAACATTAGTACAGCAATCCAAGCCATTATTGTTCCTTAGCTTGTTCTTGTACGATTGCTTTAGTCTTGTTGACACCGTTGTCAAGCATTTTAGCAACACCAGTAAAGCCTACTGTTGCGACTACGATACCAAGAATGAATGCGATTAAATGGCTCATGTGAAACTCCTGTGTGTGAAAATATGATTGTAGTATACTATATAAAGGTTATTTTGTCAAACTACCTTTACCCGATTCAGTTGCGTACTGTTGTCACGGTGTGCTTTAACAGTACCCTGAATTGTGTAAGTATCTCCTACTTCCAATCTATCAATATGATTGTAAGCAAAAAATACTACTTGGTCGTCACTTGTGATACCTGTGAAATAACTTGTGTTCCACTTTTGGCTGTAAACAGTTTTCAGTACTTCAATAGTAACCGTAATTTTGTCACCACTTGTACCAATGTATCCGCCGGTAGCAAATTTAACTCGTTGGTCTGCACCATCACGTTTGACACCGCGCTCGTAGCTTTGAGGCAAACTAACGATAACCGCCATATCATAATTAGAGTCAATTACATTACGATTACTAAGTACCATAGCATTGTTGTCAAACTCACTTAATTTAATACCTTTGAGAATTTTAAAAGTATATGCTTGGTAGTATTGACGAACTTTTTTACCTTGCTCACGGGACTCATCTGTAATTTGTGTAGTGTCCGCCAACAACAATTCTACTATTGAACGATTAGATTGTTTATCAGTACTACCTGCCTTGACATAACTACCATTGATACGTTGAGCCATGCAAGCAGCCGCCCATACGTCATCCGCCGCATAACTAAATGTAGGTTGTTTAGGTTTATTGCGATAGGTTCTTGTGTTTGGTGTATCGTCATCCTCATGACCAAGACGTTGAATGTCACGACTTGACCAACCTGTAACATCTGTAAATCCAGGCATGATTACTCCTTAGTACGTTTCTTTGATGATATCAAATTTATCAGCAGGATATTTTTCTTTGAACTCGTCAGACTTTACATATTCATTGTAAGACTTGGCATCAAAGAAAACCCTAGTAAAAATGCTTTGCAGTTGACCCTTAGGAGTAACTGTAAGATATATTGATTTTGCTTTACCTGCCATGATTAGTTGCTCCAAAAAGATTCGCTAGACGGTGAACAGAAATACGGGGTATCATAACGCTCCTGATATGTTTTACCAGTCATCATATTACGTTTGGTTACCCAAGTCTCACGTGCCTCGACAATGAAACCCAACTTAGTTTTTGACTCAATCACAGCCTGAATGTAGGCTCTAGTGACAGGGGCAAATTCTTCTTTAGTGACAAGACGCTTACCGCCTTTAACACGTTTATCAGATTTGTACAGTTCCAATGTGTATTCAACTAGTGCAGACATTTCAACTCCTTTAATCAATCAATACAAGTATTATATAC